TTAGTTTGCAGCCATATTGGCGATGTTTTCTAGTGAGTTTGACATGATTTTCCTTTTCTCAAATATAAAGTCGATCTTCAGTCCATATTGCTTGTTATCAGGCTTCATCTTTTTCATTTGACAATCATAGTCTATATTTAATTTTTTAAAACTATCTTCGTAATCTTTTTTTGCTCTATTTCTCTGGCATTCATTTTCAATCTCTACGATTTCAGATTTTAATGATTGTAGCGATGTATCTAACTGGTTTTTTTTATTATTATATCGTTCTATTAATTTTGGTACTTCTAAAAGAATGCCTCTTTTTAACCGTCGCATATCTGTTGGATTGAGTTCTTTAAGGTCTGATGAGTCAGCTATTTTGTTAAAGCATTCTGTAATGGCTTGTTTTTCTATCTTGATTTTTGAACACTGATCTTGGGCTAAAGACATAAACTGAGATAGAAGGTGTACTCTAAGCTCTGAGTATTGCTTCGAGTATTTCCCCTGCATTGTTTTGAGGTTTTGTTTGGCTGAATTAGCTTCTTCTTTAGCTTTGCTGACAGCATTAGATAATTTATCCAATTCAGAACTTCTTTCAGCAAGGATTTTATTGAATTCATTTATTTGTTTGTCTTTTTTTTCAAGTTCAAGTGTTTTCTTTGCAATCTCCTCATCTAGAAGGGATTTTTGATAAACTGGAAGGACAGTATAGACATAGCCAAATGCTGCTAATGCTAGAACACCTATTTGAGAGAAGTTGGCAGCCCTCGCTGACCAAATATCAATTTTTGACATTGAATTCACCCTAGAACTAAATTAAGAATGTTAAACATCTAAACCCGCTAAAGGGTTTAGTGCTATTGCTTCAAATAAATGGTCTGGAGCAAAGTGAGCATAACGCATCGTAACCTTTATATCCGTATGACCAAGGATGCGTTGTAGCACAAGGATGTTACCACCTCGCATCATAAAATGGCTCGCAAATGTATGCCGGAGCACGTGTGAAAGCTGCCCGTCAGGCAAGTCAATCCCGGTACGCTTAATAGCACCTCTGAAGGCGGAATAGCATCCCGTAAATACCGGTTTGGAGGTTCTCAGTTTGGGGAGTATCTGGTAAAGCTCATCGCTAATCGGAACGGCGCGGTTCTTCTTACCTTTGGTCTTAATGTAAGTGATTTTACCAGGGCTGATCTGCTTGCCTGTCAGTGATTCAGCCTCACCCCATCGTGCGCCTGTGGCCAGGCAAATTTTTACGATCATTACTAAGTCTTCTGCTTTGCTTTTCTCGCACTCCGCCAGCAGCATCTTAACTTCCTCAACCGTCAGCCAGGCTAATTCCGCCTCGTCAATTTTAAATTCACGGACGTTTTCGAGAGGGTTCGGGGCGTTCCAGTCATCAAGTCTTTTAAGCTCGTTAAACATGGCACGGAAATATGCCAACTCAAGATTAACCGTGCGAGGGGTTACCGATTTAACTCGATCAGAGCGTGTAATTTTCCCGCTCAAACGTTGTTCGCGGTAGGTTGCAAAAAGCTTGGCGTTAAATTCAGTAGCAAGAGGGTTTCCCATCGCGAAGCAGGCAAACTCCATCGATCCCTTACGCTTGACGCCATCAGAGAGTGTAACGCCGTGAGAATTGAACCATGTCTCAACAAGATCGGTAACACGGCGTTTATCTGCTTTCTCTCCAAGCCAAGGCTTATCTTGCGCCTGTTCTTTCAGGTGACGCTCAAAGGCCAGAGCCTCGCCTTTGGTGACAAACTGGCGGCGTACTCGCCGCCCATCACGACCATTGGGAAACACCTGGGCTTGCCATTTTCCAGAGGGTAATTTGCTTACAGCCATTATTGATTGCTCGCGTTATCTCGATAGTCTTTAATTTTCCCAGCAGCAAGGAAGCAGATCACCACTGTATAAATATGCTGTACTGTTGGTGAGAGATACATTGCAACAAACATCAGGGTAAGTAAGAACGCAGGACCGATACATAGAGATATGAAGCTGGCAAAAGGCCCTTTTTGCTTCTCTTTGGATGTTAGGTGAGCCATTGTGAGGCCAGAAATAAGTACCAACGCTAACTCAATTAACGTCAACATAATCACTCCGTGAAAGTTGTTTTGCCTATGATCTTTCCTAAAACCAAAATGCCAGCCGCTTCGCATTCGAAGGAGGCTGGCCCATTCTCAACGCGCAGTCGCGAGCCTGGTAATCTGTAAATACGTCTAATGCTTGAAAAGCCATCAATTGTTATGAACCATACCCCGTCGTTTACTTCCCCCTTATATTCATCAACTAGATACACATCACCTTCAAACTTCACTAAAGAGGGGGTTGTCGCGTTCTTAGGGATTAGCTGCGAATCGTAATGAACAGCTATTGAGTCTGAAATAATCCCATTTGTGATTTCCTTGTATTTCAAACGCAACCCACTTTCAGGAGTGTTCTTCATTCCGGGACTGCCTTGACCAGTAGCCAACCACAATAGTGAGGCGCCAGTATCAAGATGACACGCGATAAGCCAATCATGCGGGAATGTGTCGCGCATCCAACGGTTTGCCATAGTGCTTTGCGATACCCCAAGACGGTCACATAGAGCTTGGCGAGTGCTGAATCCGTAGGCTTCAAGGATGCGAGTTATCGCCTCTTTACCCCCGCTCTGAGATGAGAAATTGAATCTTGAGATCGCCTTTGGGTTTTCTTTTGTGTTTGACATATTTAAAATGCGATCCTATCATCGGTTTTGTGGTGTTCGGAATAACTTGGAATTGTTCCGAATAGTGAGTTTTTAAACACAATCTGAGGGATAGTGCATCATGAATCGTAATATTTCAATGCGTCCTAGCATCAATCTTGTGGTGTCTGAGCCATTCATTACCCTGGATGAGTTCTGCCGCCGTACCGGTTACAAACTCAGCTATGCCCGCCAGATGATCCGTGAAGGTCGCCTACCTATCCGAAAGAAAGAGGGGGTAAACAGCCTCGTCGAAGTAAACATGTTCGCTCTGACTATGGAAGCGGCCCAGGGCTGCGAAGTCACAATGCAAGCCTGACAGTTCCATTTTGGGATAAAAAAGGGATTACAAACATGTTTGATTTCAGGGTTTCCAAACATCCACATTTCGATGAAGCCTGCCGGGCTTTCGCGCTGCGCCACAACATGGCACAGCTGGCCGCCCGCGCAGGTATGAATGTCCAGACGCTGCGCAATAAGCTGAACCCGGACCAACCGCACCAGCTGACCGCGCCGGAAATCTGGATGCTTACCGATCTGACTGAGGATTCCGTGCTGGTTGATGGTTTTCTGGCGCAAATCCACTGCCTGCCATGCGTACCGCTAAACGAAGTCGCCCGAGAGAAAATGCCGGCTTACGTACTGAAGGCCACGGCAGAAATCGGGCGCGTAGCTGCCGGTGCCGTATCCGGTGAAGTGCATACGTCTGCCGGACGCCGCCAGATTGTTGACAGTATTAACTCAGTCACTCGCCTGATGGCATTAACTGCTGTGACCTTGCAGGCGCGCCTGCAGACCAGTCCGGCAATGACAAGTGCAGTCGATACCGTGACGGGCCTCGGCGCGTCGTTCGGTCTGATCTGAGGTGCCTATGTTGACCAACCAACCATCAATGGCATCGCTTCTCGTTAAGCAAAGCCCATCACCTCATTTCGGGCATGGCTGGATCATGGGGACTGATGGCAAGCGCTGGCATCCGTGCCGCTCTCAGGATGCACTGCTGGCTGACCTGTCCATTACTAACCAGGGGAAGCCATGGCTATTAAAGGCGCTGCGGCAACTGTTCCGTTAAGCCCAGGCGAACGCCTTGAGGGGTTAAACCATATCGCAGAATTAAGGGCGAAAGTGTTTGGCTTAAATATTGAGTCTGAGCTTGAGCGGTTTATTAGCGATATGCAAAACCAACGGGATATTAACCATAAACAGAATGAGCGGGCGTTAGCCGCAATTTTCTTTATGGCAAAGATTCCGGCGGAACGTCATAGCGTCAAGGTGAGTGAGCTGACGACTGACGAAAAGCGGGAGCTGATTAAGGCAATGAACCATTTCCGCGCAGTGGTGAGCTTATTTCCAAAACGGCTAACCATGCCGAATTAATAAGCGCCTGCCTAATGTCTTTTATGGCTGGCGTTGTAAATACCATCATTGACAACTGAGGATATAAAAATGGGATTTTTTGGATTTGCTAAAAAAGCACGTAAAGCAGCAGCGGAAGTTAAAAAGTTTGAAAAGCGTGATTTGGCGCAGGCGGTGGTAAATGCAGCCTATCTGGTTGCGTACGCTGACGGCGAGTGCGAAGCGTCAGAAAAGGCAAAGATTGAGCAGGTGCTACGCACTCAGCCTGCGCTGGCGGCGTTTACCTCGGAGATTAACGCTATCAGCGCAACGATCATCGGGCAGCTGGATACCAACTTTAAAATTGGTCGCCGTGCGGCGCTGCGCGAAATCGAAGATGTTAAGCACGATACCCGCGAAGCCGAAGATGTGATGGATGTGGCCGTGGCCATCGCGGAAGCCGACGGCGAAGTAGAGCCGGAAGAGCGCAAGGTGCTGGAAGAGATCGCCGCCGTTCTGGGGCTGCGTCTGGAAAACCATCTGTGATAGGTAAATTTCGCTGGGCCGCTGCCGCTGTGCTTTTGTTTCTGGTGGTGGCGGTGGACTTTACCAGTCGGGCAATGTCTATCCTGGCTGATGGTGTTCTAGTCGCCGGTGTTATCACGCTGATAATCCCGATGCTAAAGAAGCCGTGAATATATAGCCCGCGCTGTGCGGGCTACCTCTGAGTAATAAAACCCAAATTTTAGGCGTAAACCCGCCGGGCATTTTTTTGCCCAAATTCAGGAGAAGCACTATGCGAAATATTGAAACCCGTAACACCAAAATTGGCCCAGATGATGCTGGCCTTAATCTGCTACTGACCGAAGCACGCAAGGAAGAGCGCCGGGGCCGCGCTGATGTGTTTGCGGCCCGTCTGGATACCCTGGCAGCCCGCATCACCTCCCGTCAGCTGACCCACGCAGAAGCTGCAGAGCTGCTGCGTGAAGAGGCCGTGAAAATCCAGAATGAAGCGCAGGAGATCCACTGATGGCTGATTCTATGGACCTCGTACAGCAGCGCGTTGAAGAAGAGCGCCAGCGCCATATCCATATCGCCCGTGCCAGACAGCCGGGCGTTTCCCGCGTCTTATGCATCGAATGTGACGCGCCAATCCCGCCAGCTCGCCGCCGCGCCATTCCGGGCGTGCAGTGCTGCGTCACCTGTCAGGAAATCGCAGAGCTGAAAAGCAAGCACTATAACGGAGGTGCTGTATGAATACCCAAACGATGACAATTAGCCAGCGAGCCAGGCAATGGCTTGATGAAGGATATTTATTCATCGATACCGAAACCACTGGTCTGGGAGATGATGCGGAAATAGTAGAAATATGCATTGTTGATAGCCATGGGTTTATTATGCTCAATACACTTATTAAGCCCACTAAGCCTATTCCTGATGAGGCAATAGCCATTCATGGTATTACTAATGAAATGGTAGCTTTTGCCCCCACCTGGACTGATATATGTGGGGCTGTAGAGGAACTATTTCGGCGCTTTGGGTTTGTTATCTATAACGCCGATTATGATATACGGCTAATTAAGCAGACTTATGCATTGCATGGGCGCAGCTCAGATGCGGCACCGTGGATGCTTGCCTTTCATTCTGTGTGTGCAATGAAACTATATGCAGAATATCGTGGCGTGCCGGGGAAATATCACGGTTATAAGTGGCATAAGTTAGTTGATGCTGCCGCGCATGAAAGGGTTGTAGTTGAAGGGCAGGCACACCGTGCTTTAGCGGATTGCAAAATGACAGTGGGTGTCATTAAATCTCTAGCGCAAGGCGGTGCTGCATGAGCGTAATTCACAGCTTAAAGATTGGTCCGCTATTTTTTAATGCTGTAGCAAACGGCGAGAAAAAAGCAGAAGTGAGAAAGAATGACCGCGATTTTAAATGCGGTGATTTTCTGCTGCTGCGTGAATGGGAGGGGGAATATTCAGGTAATAAGCTGGTAGTCAAAGTCACGCATATATTGCCGCTTGATGGCTTAGTTGTCGGCGGTGGAAATTGGGTGATGATGTCGGTTTCTCATATTGAGGATAATGATATTCAGCCATTTATGGATGCAGTTTTAGGGGGTGTTCAATGAGCACCGTCCTGAAATGGGCGGGCAATAAAACCGCCGTCATGCATGAGCTGAAAAAGCACCTTCCTGCAGGCCCGCGACTGGTTGAACCTTTCGCAGGTTCCTGTGCTGTGATGATGGCGACAGAGTATCCTCATTATCTTGTCGCGGATATTAATCCAGACCTGATAAATCTTTATAAGCATATTGCATTTGACTGCGAGAAATTTATTTCAAATGCAAAAGGATTCTTTTCAGGCACAAATAGCGCTGAGTCTTATTACAACATCCGTCAGGATTTTAATCATTCTGCTGAAACCACCGATTTCTGGAAAGCTATATTTTTCCTTTATCTTAATCGCCATGGTTATCGTGGACTGTGCCGCTATAACTTGAGCGGTCATTTCAATGTTCCTTATGGTAATTATAAAAATCCGTATTTCCCTGAACATGAAATACGTGCTTTTGCTGAAAAGTCTCAACGCGCAACGTTTATCTGTGCCAGTTATGACGAAACACTGGCACTGCTGCAGGCTGGTGATGTTGTTTATTGTGATCCGCCATACGATGGCACATTTAGCGGTTATCACACTGCCGGTTTTACAGAGGACGATCAGTATCATCTGGCGTCTATTCTTGAGCGCCGGTCATCAGAAGGTCATCCGGTTATTGTGTCCAATAGCGACACGTCCCTGACCCGTTCGCTTTATCGTAATTTTACCCGCCATCGCATCACTGCAAAGCGCAGCATGGGTGTGGCTGCCGGTGAGAGTAAATCTGCAGCAGAAATCATCGCCACAAAATCAGCAGGCTGGTTTGGTGTCGATTTGGCGTCCGGTCCAGATATCTCAGTGGAAACTGAGGTGCGGGCGTGGCAGTGAGTAAATTCACATTACATAATGCACCAACCATCGGCGGCTTGAATGAGGCCGCCGTGGCCTTTCCATGGAATAACCCAAAAAAAGCGGTTAACCCATATCTGGACCCGGCGGAAGTTGCGCCGGACTCTGTGCTTTCAAACCTGATCGCTCTTTACGCTGCGGATAACGAGCAGGAGCAGCTGCGCCGTGAGGCGCTGAGCGATGCGGTTTGGGAACGCTATTTCTTCAATGAATCCCGTGATCCTGACCTGCGTGAAATGGAGCAGGACCGGCTGATTAGTCGTGCCAAAATGGCGCGCGAGCGGCAGCGTTTTAATCCCGATCTGGTCATTCTGGCTGACGTTAACGCCATGCCGTCCCATATCAGTAAGCCTCTGCTGGAGCGGATTAAGTATTTTCATAGTTTGGGCAGAGCAAAAGCCTATTCCCGCTACCTGCGCGAAACAATCAGGCCGTGTCTTGAGCGGCTGGAACGCGTGCGTGACAGTCAGGTGTCTGCCTCTTTCCGGTTCATGGCGAGCCATGACGGGCTGGAGGGGCTGCTGGTACTGCCTGAAATGAATCAGGATCAGGTCAAGCGCCTTTCAACGCTGGTTGCGGCACATATGAGCATGTGTCTTGATACGGCTTGCGGTGATCTGTTTGTCAGCGATGATGTTAAACCAGAAGAAATCCGCCAGGCATGGGAAAGAATGGCTGCAGAAGTCTTGCGGCTTGACGTTATCCCGCCAGCATTTGAGAAACTGCGCAGGAAGAAGCACCGCCGTAAGCCCGTGCCTTATGAGCTGATCCCTCCTTCGCTTTTACGCATGATGTGCGCGGACTGGTGGTATAGCAAACTGTGGCAGATGCGCTGCGAATGGCGGGAGGAACAGCTGCGCGCCGTCTGCCTGGTCAACAAAAAAGCGTCCCCGTATGTCAGCTATGAAGCCGTGATTCATAAACGCGAGCAGCGCCGAAAATCGCTGGAATTCTTCCGATCTCATGAGCTGGTCAACGAAGACGGCGACACGCTGGACATGGAAGACGTGGTGAACGCCAGCAACAGCAACCCGGCCCACCGCCGTAATGAAATGATGGCCTGTGTTAAGGGACTGGAGCTGATCGCGGAAATGCGCGGAGACTGCGCGGTGTTTTATACCATCACCTGCCCGTCACGCTTCCACGCAACCCTCAACAACGGCAGACCCAATCCGAAGTGGACCAGTGCCACGGTCCGACAGAGCAGTGATTATCTGGTTGATACGTTCGCCGCTTTCCGCAAGGCAATGCACAAGGCCGGGTTGCGCTGGTATGGCGTCCGCGTGGCAGAGCCGCACCATGACGGCACCGTGCACTGGCATCTTCTGTGCTTCATGCGCAAAAAAGACCGCCGCTCAATCACTGCGCTGCTGCGTAAGTTTGCTATCCGTGAAGACCGTGAGGAGCTGGGCACCAATACCGGGCCGCGTTTCAAGTCCGAGCTTATCAACCCGCGCAAGGGTACGCCGACCAGCTATATCGCTAAATACATCAGCAAAAACATCGACGGGCGCGGACTGGCTAAAGAAATCAGCAAAGAAACCGGCAGATCACTGCGTGACAGCGCTGAGCATGTCAGCGCCTGGGCGTCACTGCATCGTGTCCAGCAGTTCCGTTTCTTTGGTATTCCGGGGCGTCAGGCATACCGCGAGTTGCGCTTGCTGGCTGGTCAGGCGGCGAGAGTGCAGGGTGAACGCAAAGCGGGTGCGCCGGTACTGGATAACCCGCGTCTGGATGCGGTACTGGCGGCGGCTGATGCGGGCTGCTTTGCCACCTACATCATGAAGCAGGGCGGTGTGCTGGTTCCTCGCAAACATCACCTTGTCCGCACGGCCTATGAGCTTAACGAAGAACCGAGCGCCTACGGCGATCACGGTATCCGTATCTATGGCATCTGGTCCCCGATTGTAGAGGGCAAGATTTGCACGCACGCGGTGAAGTGGAAAATGGTTCGTAAGGCCGTTGACGTTCAGGAGGCGACAGCCGACCAGGGCGCTTGCGCCCCTTGGACTCGTGGCAATAACTGTCCCCCTGTGGAAAAAATGAACTATTTTGAGCCAGATTCAGCTGGTGATGAGCCGCAGGATCCGCTGCCAGACTTCCAGAACATGAGTAGGAAGGAACGGCGCGAGCTGACGGTGAGGCTACGGCAGGTAAAACCGAAGCGGCGGAAGGGTTACAAACAAGAAATTGACGATCAGCTGCGCCTGCAGCTGGAGGTTGAATTAAAGTCCAGAGGTCTTGACGGCAGCGGGCAGGAGATCGATCTGCTGCTACGTGGCGGCAGTATCCCATCGGGTGCCGGGCTGCGGCTTTTTTACCGCAATCAGCGCCTGCAGGAAGATGATAAATGGCGGCAGTGGTACTGATTTCTCAATTTTAACATTTCTTGCTCTTAGACGATCCAGTCGGACACATCTGATTGAATGCTAAAAAGTATTTTACAACGGGAAAAACGTATTATACTGTATATAAATACAGTGATTTTTTATACAGTTATACCGTATCCCGTAGTAAGGTCAGGAGGGGAAATGCAGGATTATCTTTTGGAGTCGCTGAAACTCCAGCGTATTGATTTTTTTATCAAGCTTGTAGCGGCTAGTGAGTGCAGCGATGAAGAGAAGATGCTTGCTATTCAATGGGTTTCAGAGTTGACCGATGAATTAATGGCGAAAATACGTAACCATGAATACGGCCGGTCAATGGACGTTTCCAGTTAAGGGGAATCTCTATGCGTGTCGAAATAATGATTGATAAAGAACAGAAAATTAGTCCTGCGACACTGGTAGCCCTTGAAAATGAGCTTTACCGCAACCTGTGCCCTCTGTATCCCAAAACCACGATCCGCATTCGAAAAGGCAGCGCCAATGGCATCGAGTTAAGCGGGTTAAAACTGGATGAAGACAAAAAGCGCGTGATGGAAATAATGCAGCAGGTCTGGGAGGACGATAGCTGGTTACATTAGAGAACGTTGCGGGCGATAAAACTGGTTTTTACCGCCCCCAAGGTTGAACAACGAGCCACGCGAGGCGTTAGTGCCGTTGTGCATGACTATGCCGCATGAATCCGCATGATCGTTTGAGGATCGTTTTAGCTGCGGCCCGCCAGTTCTGGTGGGCTTTTTCGTATCTCATGCAGGTGCATGAAAACCACTACACAAAGCGGGCAGGCGTGGCGGGGATACGAGCGCGCGCTACCACTCGCAATAGGGATGGTGCGACTTATGTACCCTCAAGAGCCGTGTTGGTTTTGCTCTAGCAAGGGGGAAGTTATATGATGAGCAAAAATGAACAAAAAAGGCTCAGTCAATGGGGTTAGGATTAAAAGACGGTATTTTACATACATCAGCGTTTCATAACAAAGACACTAACCAGCTACTTTTACCTAACAACCACTGCCATCCGGGATTTATAACTGTGCTGGCAGCTTATGTTAATCATTATCGAATTACGGAAGAAAACTGCTCTTTGCCTGGTCGTGACTACATGAGTGCAATCAATATGCACGGAGCTCTCTGGGGGGTAGACCGATATCAACAGGAAAGGCTTAATGTAGGTAGGCATTATAGCTTAGTAACTGCACTTACTAATGTTGAAGCGGTTGATATCGCTACGAGCAGCATCAATAACTGTGTAAGACAGTTAACTTTTCCTGATCGAGCTCCAGGAGAGTACCCAAAGGGGTTAACTGACCTGACGCATGTCATTGGCGAGTTGCATGACAACGTATGGTCGCATGGCAAATCGTCAGGTTTTTCATTTGCCCAACGTTCTGCTGTTCCGTATACGCAAAGAAGGGAACATTATCTAGAGTTCTCCTTGGCAGACTGTGGTTTAGGCTTCTTGCGAGAGTTACGGCGTGCTGGTATTCCTGGTATTGAAACGCATCAGGACGCGATTGCATGGTGTATACAGGAGGGAAATTCCTCAAAACATGCCGATTTGCAAGATGATTGGGCTCAACAAGTACCCGGGGACTTTATGGGAGGGAACTTGTTCGGCGCAGGTGTTAAGGTAAAAGAAAAAGACAATAATCATCAAGGTCTTGGATTAGATCACTTGATGAAATTGGTTAAAACTTATAACGGAGAATTGCAACTGGCTACAGGAAATGTATGCTTAGAGGCAATTGGTGACGAAGTAACCTACACTCAGTTACGTAATGATTGGCCTGGAGTGGCTATTTCTTGTCGTTTTAAGATTCATGAACTGGCAGTTGATAAAGATAACGAAGAAAATGACCCTCAGCTTATGGAAATCATGCGGGCGTTAGGAGGAGAGTAATGAACAAAATCGCATACAAGTTACCCGAGGGTGACCTGGCTTCGCGCAATCAGGCTATCCCCCAGCGGCATCAGATTGAAGTGCTTATCAAAGACGGGAATGCAGTTGATCTGGATTTAAGCGGCGTTTACTCGATCTCTGAGTCTTACTCAGATGAAATATTCGGGGTCCTAGTTGTTAAATTTGGTGTTACTAGGGTGCTTAGCCAGATTAAAATTCGTAACGCATCACCGTCAATCTTGAAAAGCATAGCGAAAGTGATCCAGCGTCGTAGCAACGAAGTTGCAACAAAGAAGTCTCAGTCTGCTGGATTTGATGGTGTATGTGCAGTTTGCTAAATATCATTCAGATATAAAAAGGCGCTCCAATCGGGCGCCTTTTTTCTATTAACTAATATCCAGCGTGTAAGATTCGAACTGGATCACCTCTTCACCCAGCCACTTATTCAGTTCCTGCAATCGCTTCTGCAGTGGCATCAGTTCGTTGCGGACAAAAACGCGGCTGGCCTTTTCGACGTCACCGAATCCGCCGGTATTGTTGGGGATGATACCCATCATCTGCGGGGGGACGCGGTGCGCCGCCATCATGTCATCCCGGCTGACGTTTTTGATATTCAGAAACTCATCCTTTGCCGCTACTTCTGACAGTGGGATGATCTGGATACCGTCCTTTTTACCGTTGGGCGAGTACATAAATAGGTTGCGGAAGTTGCCCGGTCCTTTGGCGCTTTTCATCGCATGGCGGATGTTGTTCACGTCCTCCTGGTTCTGCGCCGCGTCGGTCATGTACATGATGAACCCGGCGTGGCTGCCGTTAAGATAATACTTCCGGCGGAACAGGGTTGCGGATTCATTGAGTAGGGTTGACGGGATGGCCGAAAGATAACCAGGCAGCCCGTAAATTTCCTGGTTAATGTCAGGCTCCAGCAGATGAAAAATGCTTCCTGGCGTAAATTCATAGGGCTGGGTGGTCATGCCGTATTGCACGAACCAGTATGTATCGAGGTCAACTCCGCGCCGCGTGTATTTCGCCAGGGTCGGCTCCAGTGACAGCACGCCACCGAGCCGGTTAGTGCGCTTTTCCAGGTAAGCATTACCAAATACCAGGTAATCCTGAACAAAACGGGTAAAAGCCTGCTGGCTAAGCAGGCGATGCGGAATGTAGGTGCTGCTGAGAATGTCACGCTTAACGGCAATCGGCGAGCTGTGATGTACGGCGGCCCGGTAGGTGCGGGACAGTCCGTCAAAACTTACCGGCGGTTCGTACCACCTGTCCATCTGTACGCATTCCACATAATCCAGGAGTTCGCGGCGGTCCAGAACCGGAATAGGATCGCCGAAGCTGAATGCTTCAGCTGCCGCGCCGCCGCTGTGCTGAACAGTGTGAGCAGTCGATGTGCGGCGGTTCTTACGTTTTCCCATCAAAAAATCTCCACGATGTTGCTGGTATTGGCGGCTTCGCCCTGCAGCGGTTCGTTAAATAGTGCATGCATCGTTGCCCAGGCCAAATCTGCGTGGCTGGCTTCTTCGCTGCGGCTGGCTTCGTAGGTGGGGCGGTTTCCGCTGGCGGTGGTGGCCCGGCGGATAGCCATAAATGACTGCGCGATGTCGGTATGACCGGCGTCAAACTCAATGCGGCGGTGGCTGATGATGTCGTATGCCTTGAGCACCAGGGCGTTTTTGACGTTGGGGTTATAGACAAACTCCCGGACGGCAGGGAAGAAGCCTTTGACGTTCTCATAGACGCCGTGACCGACGCCGGTAGAGTCAATGCCGATATAGGTCACGTTGTATTGCAGTGTGAGCTGGCGGATGGCTTCTGCCTGGGCGCGGAAGTCCATTCCCCGCCACTGGTGGCGCTCCAGTATGCGGAACTTGCCGCCGGGAACGGCAGGCGGGGCGATAACGACGCATCCGGCGCTGTCACCGTTCTGGGTGCCTTTCGCCGGGTCATATCCGATCCACACCTCGCCCCAGCCAAACGGACGCAGAGCCAGTGCCTGAAAATCTTCCCAGACCTCCCAGCTGTCCACCATGCAAGCCTGCAGGTCGGAAAGTGGGAACACGGACGCGAGATCATCAATAAACTCGCACATAAGCAGGTTTTGGTATTCGTCCGGGCTGTATTCCAGTCGCAGCTGGTCGAGGTCGAACAGGTTACAGCCGCCTCGCACAGCATCCTCTACCGTCACGATCTGCCGGAATTGACCGTCAGCACAAAGCAGGCCCGCCGCCAGCGCCGAGTGGGTCAGGTCGATATCCACGCGGTCCGTTTTTGAGCGACCACGGTTATACAGCGCACCAGACCAGAAGGGATAAGCGCTGTGCGTCAGGCTGGACGGCGTAGAAAAATAGGTTTGCCGCCACTTTTTGTGTAGCGCCATACCGGAGGCGACTTTGCGCAGCTCCTGGAATTTCGGTATCCAGAAATATTCATCAAGGTACAGGTTGCCGTGGTAGCTCTGCGCGGTGCGGGCATTGGTCCCCAGAAAATACAGCGTGGCACCGTTTGGAAGGACCATCGGATCGCCTTTCAGCTCTACATCGACCTCTTTGGCGAAATCAATGATGTAGCCTTTAAAGACATGCGCCTGGGCTTTACTGGCTGACAGGAAAATTTGGTTGCGGCCAGTCACCAGCGCATCGATCAGAGCCTCACGCGCAAAGTAATACGTTGCCCCGATTTGACGGGATTTCAGCACGTTGCGGATACGATGCTTAATCCCTGCTTCCCACCAGTGGCGCTGATATTCGAACATGCCAGCCCGGAAAATCTCTTCCAGCTTTTCGATCTGCTCGTCGCTGAACAGGTTTTTTTCAGGTGGTTTGCGGGGGCCGCGGTTGCGGTTTTCCACGTTCGGGTTTAAATCGGCCTCGTTGCCGCCGTTGTTAAATTTCCCGATGCGGGCGTGGCGCTCGGACTGGCGCGCCAGCAGGTCGATCTCCTTAAAATCCTTCCCTTCTTTTTGCTCCTTCATGATCAGCTGGCAATACCGCGCGGCCGTGGTGAGCTGCATCTGGTCAAGCGGACCATAGCTGCCCCATTTGTCGCGCTTTTTCCAGCTGTGAACGGTTGCGGCTTTCTCGCCCAGCATTTCTGCAATGCGGGCTATGCGGTATCCCTGAAAATACAGCAGTAGTGCCTGCCGACGGGGATCGAGGTCTGCGGGAGTCAATGTTTTGTCCATGACACAAGACTACGGCCTTGACAGAAGCCTTTCCCCGGCTGGCTTTTGTGTGGTTTACCGCACAAGGTCTGCGCGTTGTTTCAGCCCCTCCATCACAGCAACCATAAGGCCTCACTGAGTTATTTGATGGAGTCGCTCAAATGGCAGTTAAAGCAAAACGCTTCCGCATTGGTGTGGAAGGGGCAACAACAGACGGACGCACCATTGAGCGCGCCTGGCTGGAGCAGATGGCGGCAAGCTATAACCCGCAGGTCTATACCGCTCTGATTAATCTGGAACACATCAAGGGCTACACACCGGACAGCCCATTCCGCCGTTTCGGGACCGTGGATAAGCTGGAGGCCGAAGAAATTGCGGATGGCCCGCTGAAGGGAAAAATGGCCCTGTATGCGTGGATCACCCCGTCAGATGATCTGGTGGCGTATACCCGCAAGCTGCAAAAGCTGTTCACCTCTATGGAGGTCAATACCAGCTTTGCCGATACCGGCAAGGCGTACCTGGTTGGACTGGCAGCGACTGACGACCCGGCAAGCCTCGGCACTGAAATGCTGCAGTTTAGCGCCAGCGCCAAAAGTAACCCGCTGGCAGGGCGCAAACAGAACCCTGAAAACCTCTTTACCGCCGCAGAAGAAACGCTGATCGAGTGGGAAGAGGTCCAGGACGATAAACCCTCCCTTTTTGCCCGCGTCACCGCGATGTTTGCCAAAAAATCGCAGACCGATGATGCGCGTTTCTCTGATGTGCATCGTGCTGTTGAGCTGGTCGCCACCGAGCAGCAGAGCCTGAGCGAACGTACCGATCAATCCCTGTCCGCGCAGGATAATCGCCTTGCTGCGCTGGAAACCTCCCTTCAGGAGCAGCAGGCCGCCTTTGCGGAGCTGGAGCAACAGCTGCAGCAGGAAGACAGCCGCAGAGATTATCGCCAGCGCGCGCCGGGCGGTAACGCACCGGCAGGCACCCTGACCAATTGCTGATGGAGCATAAAACCCAATGAAAAATAAAACCCGTTTTGCCTTTAACGCCTACCTGCAGCAGCTGGCGCGCCTGAATGGCGTGGAAGTTGAGGATCTGTCCAGCAAGTTCACCGTGGAGCCGTCGGTACAGCAGACGCTGGAAGACCAGATCCAGCAGTCAACGGCATTTCTGACCATGGTTAACGTGATTGGCGTGGCGGAGCAGTCAGGCCAGTTGCTGGGCCTGGGCGTCGGCAGCACCATTGCCGGGACCACTGACACGACCACGAAGGAGCGCGAACCAACCGATCCGACGGTCATGGTTGATGTTGAGTACAAGTGCGAGCAGACCAACTTTGATACGGTGCTGACCTACGCAAAACTGGACATGTGGGCAAAATTCCAGGATTTCCAGGTGCGCATCCGTAACGCCATCGTCAAGCGCCAGGCGCTGGACCGCATCATGATCGGGTTTAACGGTGTGAAACGTGCCAAAACCTCAAACCGTACCGCTAACCCGCTGCTGCAGGACGTTAACAAAGGCTGGCTGCAGAAGGTCCGCGAAGATGCTGCAGATTGCGTAATGGGCAGCACCACGGCAGAAGATGGCACCACTACTGCAGACCCGGTGAAGGTAGGCAAGGGCGGTAAATATGCCAACCTGGATGCGCTGGTGATGGATGCCGTCAATGAGCTGATTGACCCGATTTTCCAGGATGATGCGGATCTGGTCGTGATCTGTGGCCGTGAGTTGCTGTCAGACAAGTATTTCCCACTGGTCAATAAGGAGCAGGCAAACACCGAGGCGCTGGCCGCTGATCTGATTATCAGCCAGAAACGCATGGGAGGCCTGCAGGCTGTCCGCGCCCCGTCATTCCCGGCTAACGCCGTGCTGATCACCCGTCTGGATAACCTGTCCGTCTACTGGCAGGAAGATACCCGCCGCCGTTCTGTCATTGATAACCCGAAACGCGATCGCATCGAAAACTTCGAATCCGTCAATGAGGCGTATGTGGTGGAGGATTACCGCTGCGTGGCACTGGTGGAAAACATCACCATCGGTGACTTCAGCGCCGGAGCAGGGGAGTAACGCATGAGCCTGAGTCCCGCACGGCAGCACCGCCTGCGCGTTCAGGCTGAGCAGGCCGCCCGTCAGGGCGGCAGTGTTCGCCATGCGTCGGGGTATGACCTGATGCTGCTGCAACTGGCAGAAGACCGCCGCCGCCTCAAGGGGGTGCAGTCCACCGTGAAAAAGGCACAAATCAAGGTGGAGCTGTTACCCAAATATACCGCCTGGGCGGATGGCGTACTGGCAGCCGGTGGAGCGCAGCAGGATGACGTGCTGATGTTTCTGATGGTCTGGCGTATCGATGCCGGTGATTTTGCCGGTGGCCTGCAGATTGCTGCGCACGCGCTTAAACATGGCTGGGTGATGCCCCAGGCGTTGGGCCGTCGCAACGTGCAGACCGTTGTTGCTGAAGAGCTGGCAGACCAGGCAGAAGCTGCGCAGCGCATGAAAGCTGAATTTCCTGCTGACGTGTTGCTGCAGGCGCTTTCGCTGACGGATGCGCTGGATATGCCGGACCAGTCCCGTGCCCGGCTGCATAAAGCCCTCGCCGCCGTGATCAGCGAGTCCCGCCCGGCCGCAGCCCTGAACCACTACACGTTTGCGCTGCAGCTCGATCCCCGCTGCGGTGTGAAAAAAGACAAAGAGCGGCTGGAGCGCCATTTGCGTAACAGTCACTAACGGAACGTGCCCCGCGCACGGGCGGCACGGGATGGCGACAGGCATTGCCTTATCAAAATCCCGTTCACCGCCCACCTTTTCAGGAGAAAACCCGCATGAGATTTGTTGCGCCAGAGCAGGCGCCAGAACAGGCGGAGGTCATCAAAAACACCCCATTCTGGCCCGATGTGGATTTGTCGGAGTTTCGCAGCGTGATGCGAACGGATGGCACGGTGACGTCGCCGCGTCTCGGGCAGCTTATCCGGTCTGCGATGTCGGAGGTCAACGCGGAGCTGTACGAATTCCGCAAGCGCCAGCAGTCGCTGGGGTTTCAGACCCTGGCAGACGTACCGGCGGAAGCGCTGGACGGCAAAAGCGAGCGCATCCACCACTACCATAACGCCGTGTATTGCTGGGCGCGTGCGCAGGTGAATGAGCGGTACCAGGACTACGACGCCACGGCATCCGGCGTCAAGCGAGGCGATGAGCTGGCGGAGGCCAGCGGCGATCTGTGGCGTGATGCCCGCTGGGCAATCAGCCGGGTGCAGGATGCGCCCCACTGTACGGTGGAGCTGATCTGATGAAAGTGCGTGCGTACCAGGGTGACACGGTGGATGCGCTTTGCTGGCGTCATTACGGGCGCACGCAGGGCGTCACAGAGCAGGTACTGCAGGCAAATCCGGGGCTGGCTGAGCATGGCCCTTTTTTACCTCACGGGCTGCAGGTGGAGCTGCCGGATATTGCGACCACTACCACGGTGCAGACCGTCCAGTTATGGGACTGAATTATGACGCTTGAACGGATCAGCGCCTTTATTACGTACTGCATTGCTGTACTGCTGGCGTGGATGGGCGATTTATCGCTTAAAGACGCCTCTACGGTGGGCGGTGTGCTGATTGGTCTGCTGATGCTGGCGATCAACTGGTACTACAAACACAAAACCTATCAGCTGCTACGCGGCGGGAAGATAACCCAGGGGGAATATGAATCCTTCAATCGTTAAGCGCTGCCTTGTCGGGGCGGTGCTGGCTATCGCCGCCACGCTGCCCGGTTTCCAGCAGCTCCACACCTCCGTTGAGGGGCTAAAACTGATAGCCGATTACGAGGGATGTCGCCTGCAGCCGTACCAGTGTGACGCTGGCGTGTGGACCGATGGCATCGGTAATACGTCGGGCGTGGTGCCGGGGAAAACCATCACAGAGCGGCAGGCGGCGGGGAACTTCATCACCAACGTATTACGGGTCGAAACCGCGCTGGCGCGGTGTGTCCTGGTGAATGTGCCGCAGTACGTTTATGACGCCCTGGTGTCGCTGGCGTTCAACGTCGGCACGGGCAATGCCTGCAGCTCAACCATGGTGAAGTTTATCAATCAGAAGCGCTGGCGCGATGCCTGCTATCAACTGCCGCGCTGGGTATATGTCAAAGGCATATTTAATCAGGGCCTGGAAAACCGCCGCGGGCGGGAGCTGGCCTGGTGCTTAAAAGGAGCATAACGGAATGAAAAAGAAATTTATCAGTGGGTTGCTTTCGGTGCTGTACGCAGCGTTGATGATTTTAAGTCTCTTTGTCCCAAACGGCATGGCCTCGGCGCTGGTCACCGCATTGACCTGGGTTGCCTGTTTGCTGGTCTGGGTGGTGGTGCTGCTTTGCCTGGCCGGGTGGTATGCGGGGGGCATTCATCGGGAAGAGGCAAAGCAGGCGCTGACCCGCCTTTTCAGTACGCCAGGAAACCAGGTGATCAGATGGGCCAGGCGTTCATTGCTTGTGATTTTTCTCGCCTTTACGGGCCACGTTGTCACCCTGGCATTTTATCTGCTGACGCTGGTCGCGCTTAAGGTCCTGCGTGCGCAGGTTGTTGATGCGGAGCCGGTGACGGTATGACGCGCACGCTGGCGGTAATTCTGGCGCTGGTACTGGCGGCGCTGTGCTGGCAGTCCTGGCGACTGAATGAGGCCAGCCACACCATCGATCAGCAAGGCAGGGACCTGAAAGCGAAGGGCGACAAACTGGCAAAAACGAACAGCCAGCTGATCGCCCTGTCCATCCTGACCGAAACCAACAACCGGGAGCAGACGCGGCTTTACGCGGCGGCAGAAAGCACAAACGCGCTGCTGCGAAGCCGTCAGCGCCGGATTGAGGAGCTAAAACGTGAAAATGAGGATTTGCGCCGCTGGGCTGGTACTCCTTTGCCTCCTGACATTATCAGGATGCGCGAACGTCCGGCCCTCGCCGGAGGTGCAGCTTACCGTGAATGGCTGTCCCAGGGTGACGCAGTGCCGCCTGGAAAAGTCAGCGGCCAGCACTAACGGCGATTTGCTGGCGGCGCTGGATGAGGCGGAGGCCGCCTGGTCGATCTGTGCTGACAAGGTGGACACGATAATTTCCTGCCAGGAGCGAAACAGTGAACAAACCTCAGTCCTTACGCCTCGCCCTGAATAAAGCCGTGGCGTATGTCCGGGACAACCCGGACAAGCTGCATTTATTCGTGGATAACGGATCTGTAGTGGCGACCGGCGCAGCGTCGTTGTCCTGGGAGTATCGCTATACCCTGAATGTGGTGGTTGTGGATTTCAGCGGCGATCAGGGATTGCTGATGGCTCCCGTGTTGGCCTGGCTGATGGAGAATCAGCCCGATGCTATCCATAACCCGGAACTGCGTGAAAAGCTGTTTACGTTTGAGGTCGATATCTTGCGCAATGATATCTGCGATATCAGCCTGAACCTGCAGCTGACAGAGCGCGTGATCGTCAGTGCTGACGGTGACGTGTCCAGCGTCGAAGCGGTGCCGGAGCCGGACGAACCGGACGAAATGTGGGCGGTGCGCCGTGGCTGAGCTGCAGGAAGTTGATGCCTGGTTAGATGCGCTGCTGGCTGGTCTGGAGCCTGCCGTGCGCAAGCGCATGATGCGGGAGCTGGCGCAGCAGCTGCGCCGCAGCCAGCAGAAAAATATCCGAATGCAGCGTAACCCGGACGGCACGGCATACGAACCACGACGGGTAACGACACGCACGAAAACTGGCCGCATACGTCGGCAAATGTTTGCCAGACTCCGCACCGCAAAATACCTGAAAGCCGTTGCCAGCCCGGACTCTGCCAGTGTCGAATTTGAGGGCAGGGTGCAGCGTATTGCCCGCGTTCATCATTACGGTCTGCGTGACCGTGTTAGCCGCAGAGGGCCGGAGGTGAAGTATTCAGAGCGCCGGTTACTCGGCATCAATGACGAAGTGGAGGACATTACGCGCGATACCTTTTTGCGCTGGCTGTCTGACTGATTTTGTGCCACGGATGGCACAATCCCCCGCGCTGCCGCCCTCACTCCGCGCGTGGCAATCTTGCCCTCATGAATACCCAATTAACCGAAATCATGCGCCTTATCACCAATCTGATCCGCACCGGCATTGTGACCGAAGTGGACCGGGACGGCTGGCTGTGCCGGGTGAAAACAGGCGACCTCGAAACCAACTGGATTAACTGGCTGACCTACCGCGCCGGTAAATCCCGCACCTGGTGGTGTCCGTCGCCGGGGGAGCAGGTGGTGCTGTTCAGCCTGGGCGGCAATCTGGAAACGGCTTTTGCGCTTCCGGCCATCTACTCCGACGCCTGCCCGCCGCCGTCAGACTCTGAAAGCGCGGATGTGACCGCATACGAGGATGGCGGCTGGTTCGAATACGACCCCGCTACCGGTCGCTGGATTATCCGGGGTGTTAAAGCCGTGCTCATCGAATCCTCACAGCTGGTTTCCTGCAAAACGGGTGAGTTTGTGATCGAGGCTGACACAACCCGTATTAACAGCAACGTGATCATGAATGGCGACGTCACCCACGGCGGCGGAGCGATGACGTCAAACGGCATTGTGGCTGATAAGCACAAACACCCTGGCGACAGCGGCGGAACAACGGGAGATCCAATTTGACGCTCTATATCGGGATGAATCGCGATACTGGCCAGGCCATTACGGAAACCGACCACCTGCGCCAGTCCGTGCGGGATATTTTGCTGACGCCGCAGGGCAGTCGCCTTGCACGTCGGGAATACGGTTCCCTGCTGTCCGCGCTGATTGACCAGCCACAAAACCCGGCGCTGCGCCTGCAGATCATGTCTGCGGTGTACGTCGCGCTGCAGCGCTGGGAGCCGCGGCTACAGCTCGACTCCATCACGATTAACAGCAGCAGCATGGATGGCGCAATGGTGATTGAGCTGGCAGGCCAGCGCAATGACGGTGTGCCGGTATCCCTTTCCGTATCGACAGGAGCAGCCAATGGCCGTTATTGACCTTTCCCAGCTACCGCCGCCGCAGATCGTGGATGAGCCGGATTTTGAAACCTTGCTGACAGAGCGTAAGGCGGAGTTTGTCGCGCTCTACCCGGAAGAAGAGCAGGAAGCCGTGGCCCGTACTTTAACGCTTGAGTCAGAGCCTATTGTAAAAATGCTGCAGGAAAACGTGTACAGGGAGCTGCTGCTGCGCCAGCGGATTAACGAGGCGGCACGGGCCGTCATGGTGGCCTATTCCGGCAGTGATGACCTGGATAATTTAGGTGCAAACAATAACGTGCAGCGACGGGTGATCACCCCCGCAGACGATACCACCACGCCACCCACGGAGGCGGTAATGGAATCGGACGCGGATTATCGCCAGCGCATCCCGGCGGCCTTTGAGGGGATGAGCGTTGCCGGTCCCGTCGGCGCGTATGAATATCACGCCCTTAGCTCGGATGGCCGGGTGGCCGATGCGTCGGCGTTCAGTCCGTCACCCGCCGAAGTGGTGGTGACGGTTCTGGCCCGCGACGGTGATGGTACCGCGCCGGATGATTTGCTGCAGGTGGTCAGTGCGGCACTGAATAATGAGGATGTTCGCCCGGTCGCTGATCGAGTGAGTGTGCGCTCAGCTGAGATTGTTAATTATGCGGTAAATGCCGTTTTGTTTGTCTATCCAGGTCCGGCAGTTGAGCCAATTCTTGCAGCGGCAAAATCCCAGCTGATGGCCTATATCAACGAACAGCGTCGCCTGGGGCGCGATATTCGTTTATCGGCGCTGTATGCCGCGCTGCATGTGCAGGGTGTTCAGCGTGTCGAACTCCAGCAGCCATTGTCGGACGTGGTTCTGGATAAAACGCAGGCGGCATTTTGTACTGGCTTCAATGTCGTGATAGGTGGTTCAGATGAATAACAGCCTTCTGCCGCCAGGATCGTCCGCGCTGGAGCGCAGACTGGCGCAGGCATGTTCTGGCATCAGTGATTTATCTGTCCCGCTGCGTGATCTGTGGAACCCCTGGAAGTGCCCGGCAAAGTTTTTGCCCTATCTGGCGTGGGCTTTCTCTGTTGACCGATGGGACGAAACCTGGACGGAAACAGCCAAACGTCAGGCCATCAGCGATGCGTTCTGGATACATCAGCGCAAAGGGACAGTCGCGGCCATCAGACGAGTGATTGAGGGAATGGGGTATGCCATATCCGTCACCGAGTGGTGGGAAGTGGCTGACCCTGCAGGGACATTCCGGCTGGCGGTCGATCTGAATGATATCGGCATTACGGAAGATATGCTGAAAGACCTTGAACGGTTGATCGGGGAAACAAAGCCGGTCAGCAGGCATCTGGCGCAGCTCAATATGACCGCAACTATCACCGGGAATATTCTCGCGGGCGCGGCGCACTGTATCGGCGAAGTGATCACCGTCTACCCGGCGGAATACGAAGCACAAAGCGATATCCGATATAACGGCGTTATTTCTCATGACGGGAACATTGAATACAGGTAAACAGCATGGCAAATATTAATGAGTCCTCTCAGTGGGAAGATAACATCACATTAATCAGCCGGGCCGACCGTGTCGAAGGCGGGCAGGACGGCGCAGCGAATAAACCCTTAAAACAACTGGCAAACCGCACTGCCTTTCTGAAAGAACAATTAGAACAGGGCAGCGCGGATGTGTCGGATAAGGTCGGTGTGAAAGACTCTTTCCAGAAAGGGGCAACGCTGAATTCTGTCAGGGATGAAATCACGTATGAAGGGTACCGGCTGGTCTGGACGGGGGATTTTCCTAAAACGGTTGCGCCGTTTTCAACGCCGCAAAATACCGGGGGCGTCGGGCCGGGGGCCTGGGCCTATACCTCTGACGCTATGCTGCGCGGGAATTTAAAATCCTCTGCCGGATACACGCATATTGACGAATGTGCCTCCGTTGACGAAATTCGCGCGGCGAAATTTGAGCATCACGGACAGAAAATAAAGCTCCGGTGCTGGAGTACTGAACAGGATACGTCCCCTGTTGATGTTTTCTATGTCTATGATGCGAATGACTTATCATCAGTTGATGATGGTTACAGAACGATAGTCAATCAGCAGGGCCAGCGTATTAAAGCGCTGTTAAGCGGTGCTGTGGATTTGCGCGTCGCGGGATTCCGTTCGTATGGCGATAACCTGGGCACCTCATTTAACCGTGTCCTGTCGTCGGAACTGGCACGCGTATTTGCCTCCGGTTCGGCGATGAAAATGGCGAGTATCAAAATCCCGGCGCTGACGTCGTTTGATGACCCCAACGTCTCAACGTATAACGCCATTCTGAACGCGTCTATTGTGATGCCGTCATATACGCCGGTGGAGTGTGACGGGAATTATTACTGCAAATTTAACCCGATTAACGATGTCGCCATTCGTATTACGAACACGATTGAAGGGGTTAAGCCGTCACAGACGGTATGGCGAAATATGAAGAGCGTGAAAATGTTCGCCAATAAATCAGGACATTTTCAGTTAGTCGGCCCGGGTGCGACGGTCAGCCAGTCTGCCGGTATTCGTATTGGTAATGACCGAGCCGGGGACGATGTGCTGGACCTGCGTGATTTGTGTCTCGAAGACGTTCAGATCCGGGCGTTCCGTTACGGGCTGGATTGCATCTGGAACGATACCTATATTCTGACCTACCGGAACCTGCAATTAACCGGCAACTATTTCAACCTGTCATCGCTTCTTGCGGCAAAGCAGAATGCGGGTGAAAACATCCGTATGGAGAGTTCCCTCCTGGCGGATTCCGTGTCGCATCAGGTTTACTGGAACTCTCCGGGGATTGGTGTGACCCTGGATAAAGTCAGCATTGACTACGCTGGCGGAAGCGTTTTTTATTTTGATAACGGTGCGCGTGGTAATACCTGGTATATGCACGGGGGGCACGTCGAGGGCTGGAATGGCATGCTGGTCTTTCAGGTCGCCCAACTGGTCGACTGGTACGGCAAGGCTAACGCCATTACTTTCGATAACACCCAGATTAAAGCCGCCGGGACCTCGCCGGGCGCATGGGCACCACGCCGGAAAATCCTGCATTCCGGTCAGGTGCTTCCCGGTCTGGGGACAAGGGTAACTTTCAATAACAGCCCGATTTACTTTCCCGCGCCTGCTTCTGAGCCGCATGTGGCTCTGATGGGTTATACCGACCCCACGCCGGAAAACATGAAAGGGATTTACCACTGCCCGAACTCGCCTTACCCGGATTGCCTGATGAACTACCGTCAGTCAATGAACAAGGGGCTTTACCGGTTCGGCGGAAAAGAAGGTGTTTCCGTTAAGGACCTGACAGACCCGTTAACCGGGTTCACCTTCTCGACGAATGGTAATCCGTCGATTGTTTATGGTGGCGAAGATGCTGATGGTCTGAGAAATATCATCATTGATTTTGATGAAACAACAACATGGGTTGAGCTGCGTAATAAAGGGCTTTACTACGCGCTTGAGCGTGAAGCGGAAATTAATACTGCGTTGTCTGTCATGATGGAAAATATTACCGGAGGAGATCTGACGCTGAATACGCGGTTCCATTATTACTACGGGGCTGCAAAAACCTATGACGGTTACGAAGACGGAAGAACTAAAAGCCTGACGGAATTACTGACTGCAACGTATGAAGGAAAAATAACGCCACTGAAGCCCTCTGATTATGTCGGTGAACAAACTGCCATGTCATATATCCGTCAGGACAGCGCTCACCCCACCCAGGCGGAATACGTTCAGGCAGCAATTGTTCTGCGCGGCGCGAAAGGCCGGGCACGGATTAAACTTCCGGCAATCTGGACCACGCGCGGTCGGGGTGCGGCTTTTGCTTTCAGCTAAATAAGGTGATGAGATGATTACAGCCCAGTTTAAGTGCACGTATCTTTATAAAACCAGCGATAACACCCGCGTGGATGTTTATTTTGACCCGGTCATGAAAGAAGGTCTGCCTGCCGGTAATCTTTACCTGACAATAACGGAGCCGGATGATTTCGCACGTTTTGAAGAAGGCAAAACATACAGTCTGAAAATTGAAGAAACAGAGAGCGAACAAAATGGATAAAAAATACCGCTCAGTTGTTACCGAATACGGGAATGAGAAAATAGCGAGTGCCGTTGTCACCGGAGAAAAGGTTATTTTTTCTCAGATGGCAGTAGGCGACGGTAGTGGCCTGATGAGAGCGCCGGATGAAAACCAGTCATCCCTGATGAACGAATGTTTTCGGGCGCAGTTAAACAGCCTGAAAATTGTCGACAGCGAGAAAAACGTGATTGCGGCGGAAATGATAATGCCGCCGGAAGTCGGAGGTTTCACCATCAGGGAGGCTGCTCTGTTTGATGAAGAAGGCGCGTGCATGGCCGTTGCCAGCGTACCGGAAACCTATAAGCCGCTCCTGCTTGAGGGTTCCGGGCGTTTTACTGTGATCCGTTTGTGGCTGATTGTCAGCAGCACCGAAGGTGTGGAGCTGAAAACCGATCCGGGCATCGTACTGGCTACGGTAGAGGATGTTATCAATGCCGGAAATGCAGGGAAGGACTATACCGATAATCAACTGAGCGAGCACGCAGAGTCCCGTAATCACCCGGATGCCACCCTGACAGAAAAAGGATTTACATCATTAAGCAACAGCACAGACAGTGACGATGAGAAAAGGGCTGCAACTCCGGCAGCAGTCAAAGCGGCGATAGCGCAGGCGATCCGCTCGGCGTGGGAACTGGATAACCCCGTCGGCACCACCCGGCTCTTTAATCAGAGCCTTAATCCCAATGAGAAATGGCCCTGGTCGACATGGCTGTACACCGGCGAAAATAAAACGATCCGCATCGGCAAAGCTGACGGTTCGGACGTCGGGAAGACCGGCGGCAGCGATACCGCCACGCTCCAGCGTACTAACCTGCCAGCTGTACAGATTGATGTGAGCGGTGAAACCAGCGAGCAGATAGAGCAAAAACTGACAACCACGAAAAACGGTAAACACAATCATGGTGGTGTGGCCGGTAAAGATGATCCGTGGGAAATTGGCGGTGATGTGCGGCAGCTCTTTAACCCGAAAGAGCTGGGTGTGACCGATGACGCCGGAGAGCACGACCACGAAGTCACGGTACCGGCGCACAAACACACGACCAGTGGCAAAACCGCCAACCTCGGCGAGGGTAAATCGTTCAGCGTGGTAGAAGCGCACACCCTGCTGATGTGCTGGAGCCGCGTTGCCTGAGTCGCCAGTCAAATCACTGACCAAATCAGCCCCGTAACGGGGCTTTTTTTCTGCCTGCGGTTGTATCAACCACGGTACAACGGGCATCAACGGCTTGCGGTGAGTGATTTCCATACCATGGGTGAACCCCTAAACAGGAGATTCATTCCATGGCGCAAGACTACCACCACGGCGTGCGCGTTGTAGAAGTTAACGACGGCACCCGCTCTATCACGACGGTGAGCACGGCGATCGTGGGCATGGTGTGCACCGGCGATGATGCCGATGCCTCCATGTTCCCGCTCAATAAGCCGGTTCTGCTGACCGATGTACTGACCGCCAGCGGCAAAGCGGGCGAGTCCGGCACGCTGGCCCGCTCACTGGACGCTATCGCAGACCAGGCAAAACCCGTCACCGTAGTGGTGCGCGTTGCCCAGGGCGAAACCGAAGCGGAAACCACCGCTAACATCATCGGCGGCGTGACCGCTGAGGGTAAGAAAACCGGCATGAAGGCGCTGCTTTCGGCGCAGTCGCAGCTGGGCGTGAAGCCGCGCATTCTCGGCGTGCCGGGGCATGATACGCAGGCCGTATCCACTGAGCTGCTGAGCGTGGCGCAGAGCCTGCGGGCATTTGCGTATATGTCGGCTTACGGCTGTAAAACCGTGGCAGAGGCGATCACTTACCGCGACAACTTCAGCCAGCGTGAAGGGATGGTGATTTGGCCTGACTTCATCAACTTTGACACGGTATTGCAGGCGGATGCGACCGCCTACGCTACCGCCCGCGCCCTTGGCCTGCGCGCCAAAATCGACGAGCAGACCGGCTGGCACAAAACCCTGTCTAACGTGGGCGTCAACGGCGTAACCGGCTTATCTGCGGATGTGTTCTGGGATCTGCAGGACCCGGCAACCGATGCCGGACTGCTGAACCAGAACGACGTCACCACGTTGATCCGCAAGGATGGTTTTCGCTTCTGGGGGTCCCGCTGCCTCAGCGATGACCCGCTGTTTCAGTTTGAAAACTACACCCGCACCGCGCAGGTGCTGGCTGACACCATGGCAGAGGGCCATATGTGGGCGGTGGACATGCCGATTAACCCGTCGCTGGCCCGCGACATTATCGAAGGCATCCGCGCCAAAATGCGCAGCCTGGTGAATCAGGGCTACCTCATCGGCGGCGATTGCTGGATTGATGACAGCGTTAACGACAAAGACACCCTGAAGGCCGGGAAGCTCTGGATCGACTACGACTATACGCCAGTGCCGCCGCTGGAAAACCTGATGCTGCGCCAGTGCATCACTGACCGTTACCTGGTGGATTTCACCACCCGCGTAAGCGCATAAGGGGGACCCATGGCCTTACCACGCAAACTAAAACACCTGAACATCTTCAACGCCGGTAACAGCTGGATGGGCATTGCTGAATCCGTCACCCTGCCGAAATTTTCCCGCAAGTTTGAGAACTATCGCGGGGGCGGCATGCCCGGCTCCGTCGGTATCGATCTGGGTCTGGATGATGGCGCACTGGATACGGAAATGACCATCGGCGGCACTGAGGCGCTGCTGTTCAAACAGATGGGCAAGGCCACGGTGGACGGGGTGCAAATGCGTTTCACCGGCTCTATCCAGCGCGATGATACTGGCGAGGTGCAGGCGGTTGAGCTGGTTGTACGCGGACGCCACAAAGAGGTGGATTCCGGCGAGTGGAAAACCGGCGAGAGCAATACCACCAAAGTCAGCAGCGTTAACAGTTACGCGAAGCTAACCATTAACGGCGAAGTGCTTTATGAGGTCGATGTGATCAACATGATTGAAATTGTTGATGGCGTTGACCTGATGGAAGAGCACCGCAATGCCATCGGCCTTTAATGCAGCACTGGCGCGGGATGCCGCGCCAGCCACCCCATAACAGGAAAAGAACATGAGTGAGAAAACAGAAGCAACGGTGAAGCTGGATAGCCCAATCAAGCGCGGTGATACCACGATTACGGAAATCGTGCTGCGCAAGCCGCAATCCGGCGCACTGCGCGGTACGCGACTGCAGGCGGTGATGGAGATGGACGTGGCCTCTATGATGACCGTGATCCCCCGTATTTCCACACCGACGCTGACCCCGCAGGAAATGGCGGACCTTGACCCGGCAGACCTTGCCGCAATGTCGATCGAGGTTGTCCTTTTTTTGTTGCCGAAGTCGGCGTTTGCCGATTTGCCGACAGCCTGACGGTAGATGACCTGGTGGCGGATATCGCCACGATCTTTCACTGGCCGCCGTCCGTCACTGACGTTATGCCGCTTACAGAAGTGCTGGAGTGGCGGCACAGAGCGATAATGCGAAGCGGGGCCAGCGATGAGTGATAAAAACCTGCGCCTGCAGGTGGTTCTGAATGCGGTTGATAAACTCACCCGCCCTTTAAAAGTTGCGCAGGCTGGCTCTAAGGAGCTGGCCTCCGCCGTCCGGCAGACCCGCGAACAGCTTAAACGGCTGAACGATGCGGGGGGCCAGTTAAAATCATTCGATCAACTGTCACAGAGCCTGAGCAGGACCAGTAGCGAACTGGACCAGGCGCGGCTGCGTGCGCAGATGATGACCCGTGAAATGTCAGCCCTGGAATCTCCCACGAAAAAGCAGACAGCGGCGCTTGAAACGCAATGGCGGGCCGTGTCACGTCTGGAGCAAAAGCAGCAGCAGGAAACGCGGCAGATGGCGGCAGCCAGGGCGGAGCTGTACCGCCTCGGCATCTCTGCGGGAGGCGGTGCCCGTGAAACAGCTCGCATTACCCGCGAAACGGATCGCTATAACAAGCAGCTGGCAGAGCAGGAGCGACGCTTGCGGGACGTGGGCGAGCGCCAGCGCAAGCTGAATGCGGTCAGGGCTAAAGCTGACAAGATGCGCGACGTGCGTAACAGCCTCGCGGGGAACGGGGCCGGGATGATGGCCGCCGGGGTGACAACGGGAGCGACGCTGCTGGCCCCCATTCGCGCCTATTCGGATTCAGAGAACGCGGCTAACCAGCTGGCAGGCTCCATGATGGGGCCGGGCGGAAAAGTTGCAGCGGAGTTCCTGCAGCTAAACAAGCTGGCGATCGCCCTGGGTGACCGGCTGCCCGGCACCACGGCAGACTTTCAAAACATGATGACCATGCTACGCCGTCAGGGCATGTCTGCGCAGGTCATCCTGGGCGGGCTGGGTGAGTCGGCGGCTTACCTTGGCGTGCAGCTGCAGATGGCACCGACGGATGCCGCAGAGTTTGCCGCGAAACTGCAGGACGCCACGCAGACCACCGAAAAAGACATGATGAGCCTGATGGACGTGATCCAGCGGGGTTATTACGCGGGCGTTGACCCTGGCAATATGCTACAGGGGTTTTCAAAAATCAGCGCCGCGATGGACATTATCAAGCAGCAAGGGCTGGATGCCGCAAAAACCTTCGCGCCGCTGCTGGTTATGGCTGACCAGGCGTCAATGCCTGGGGAATCTGCAGGCAACGCCTATCGCAAGATTTTCCAGGCCACGCTGAACAATAAAAAAATCAGTAAGGCAAATGATGAGCTGTCTGGTACGGGGATAAAGCTCAATTTTCAGAACAGTAAAGGCCAGTTTGCGGGGCTGGAAAACCTGTATAAGCAACTGGATAAGCTGGATAAAATCACCGACGATGGAAAAAAACAGGCTGTAAAAGCCGCCCTTTTTGGTGATGACGCGGAAACCCTGCAGGCACTGAACATCATGATCACAAAAGGGATAGCGGGCTATCGCGAAACCGTGGCAAAACTGGAGAACCAGGCAACCCTTCGCGAGCGCGTCGAGGCGTCCCTTAATACCCTGGGCAACAAATGGGAAGCCGCTGGCGGCTCCTTTACCAACGCCATGGCGAGCATCGGTGAAACCGTCGCGCCGGTACTGAAAAATATTGCGGACTGGCTGGGAAATCTGGCGTCCGCGCTGGATGGTTTTGTTAAGCGGCATCCGCAATTAACGGCGGCGCTGTTTAAGATTGCGGCGGTGTTTGCCGTGGTCGCTACCGCAGCGGGCGTGTTGTCGCTGGCGCTGGCATCTATTCTGGGGCCAATGGCGATAGTACGTGTGAGCGCTGGGGTTCTGGGAATTAAGTTTGCCTCCGCTTTTGGTCTGATTAAGCAAGTCATCGGCGGTGCAGGCCAGGCGATCCTGTGGCTGGGCAGGTTGATGATGGCTAACCCCATTCTGGCGATAATTGGCCTCATTGCGATGGGGGCCATTTACATCTGGCAGAACTGGGAAACGCTGGGGCCGAAGTTTGAAGCACTGTGGGATGCCATCTCATCCGGCGTGTCAGGGGCATGGGCTGTGATTAAGCAGACTATCAGCAATAAATGGGATGAAATTCTGAATGATGTTGCCGCGCTGCCCGCGAAGTTTAAAGCAGTGGGCGGAGCGATCATTGACGGCATCCTGAGCGGTATCAATGAGAAGTGGGAAACGCTCAAGAGCAAGCTGGCATCGGTGAAAAGCTACCTGCCGGACTGGATGACCGGCGGAGACAAATCATCAGGCGCACCCCAGCAGAAAGGCACTGGCGGATTCTTTGCGGGGATGTATGACAGTGGCGGCTATATTCCACGCGGGCAGGTGGGCATTGCTGGCGAGAATGGCCCGGAGCTGATTAACGGTCCGGCCTATGTGACCAGCCGCCGGAGGACGGCGGCGCTGGCGTCCGTTGTGGCCGGAATGATGGGGGGAGCTATGCCCGCAGAGGCCGCGCCGCTTCATCCAATGAGTCTGCCAGCAGCATCATATCGCCCTGCAGCAGAGAAACCGGCAGGCACGCGGCCGGTATTCCAGTTTGAAACCCAGGCACAAATTATTATCCAGGCGCAGCCGGGACAGAGTCCGCAGGATATTGCGCGGGAGGTCGCGCGGCAACTCGATGAGCGCGAGCGCCGCATGAGGGCTAAGGCCCGCAGCAACTTCAGCGATCAAGGGGGGTACGATTCATGATGATGGTTCTGGGCTTGTTTGTGTTTCAGCTGCGCACGGTTCCCTATCAGCAACTGCAGTATCAGCGAAACTGGCGGCACGTGACCAACAACCGCGTTAATCGCCGTCCGACAACGCAGTTTCTGGGGCCAGATAACGATCAGCTGACGCTCTCCGGCGTCCTCATGCCGGAAGTGACCGGCGGCCGGTTGTCGTTGCTGGCGCTGGAGCTGATGGCGGAGCAGGGAAAGGCCTGGCCGCTGATCGAGGGCGGCGGGACCATCTACGGTATGTACGTGATTGAAAACCTGAGCCAGACGAAAACGGAGTTTTTCGCCAGCGGTGAATCGAGAAAAATAGAGTTTTCGCTGGGGCTGAAACGTGTTGATGAGTCGCTGTCCGAAATGTTCGGCAGCCTGAGTGACCAGCTTAGCAGCCTGCAGGACTCCGCAGCGGCAGCGGTAGGGAATATCAGAACCACGGTAGGAGGGTTGCTGCAGTGAGCGAGATGACTGATTTACTCAACCTCAGCAAGACCCCGGCCTTTCGCATCGTGATTGAGGGTAAGGATGCCACGCAGACGCTGGATAAGCGCCTGCTGGGTATGACGCTGACCGACAACCGCGGATTCGAAGCTGACCAGCTTGATCTGGAGCTGGACGATGCGGACGGTCTGGTAATTATGCCGCGTCGTGGCGCGGTGATTTCCCTGGCTCTGGGGTGGAAAGGCGAGCCGCTATTTTCAAAAGGTAAGTTTACCGTTGATGAGATCGAGCATAGCGGCAGCCCGGACCGACTGACTATCCGTGCCCGTAGCGCAGATTTCAGGGAGACGCTGAATGTACGGCGTGAAAAGTCCTGGCACAAAACGACAGTGGGCGAGGTGGTGAAGGAGATTGCCACGCGGCACAGCCTGAAGGTTGCCATCGGCAATGATGTGGCGGCGCAGGCTGTGGATCACCTGGACCAGACCAACGAAAGCGACGCCAGCTTTTTGATGAAGCTGGCGCGGCAGTACGGCGCGATTGCCTCAGTAAAGGATAGTAACCTGCTGTTTATCCGGCAGGGGCAGGGGAAAACGGCCAGCGGTAAAGCGCTGCCGGTCATCACTATTGCCCGCAAGGATGGTGACAGTCACCGGTTTAGCCTGGCGGACAGGGGGGCGTATACCGGGGTGATTGCTCACTGGCTGCATACGCGGGAACCGGAAAAGAAAGAAACGGCTAAGGTGAAGCGACGCCGGAAGACGACAAAATCAAAAGAGCCGGAAGCAAAGCAGGGGGATTACCTGGTCGGGACGGATGATAACGTGCTGGTACTGAACAGGACTTATGCGAACCGTAGCAACGCAGAGCGGGCTGCAAAAATGAACTGGGAGCGGCTACAGCGCGGTGTGGCGTCATTTTCCCTGCAACTGGCAGAAGGCCGCGCGGATCTCTATACGGAAATGCCTGTGAAGGTCAGCGGCTTCAAACAGCCTATTGATGATGCGGAATGGACCATCACAACGCTAACGCACACGGTCAGCCCGGATAGCGGATTTACGACCAGCATCGAACTGGAAGTGAAAATTGACGATTTAGAAATGGAATGATTTTGTTCACAAAATGAATGTGTCGTGTATCATTATGTGATTATGGGGAATCAGTGGGGAGAGACGGATATGATGAATTGTCCGAAATGCGGACATGCTGCACATACTCGTAGTAGCTTTCGGGTGTCTGATAACACTAAAGAGCGCTACTGCCAGTGCCAAAATATTAATTGCGGCACCACTTTTGTCACCCATGAAACCGTCGTGCGCTACATTGTTACCCCTGGACTGATCGATCACGCTCCGCCACACCCATTAAATGGTGGTCAGGGGCACATGAATTTCTGACAAACTAACCCGCTTCGGCGGGTTTTTTGTTGATGATAGCTAAAATCCTGCTGCCATTTTGCTGCCAACGGATATTCAGGTAACAAAAAAGCCACTCTTTCGAGTGGCTTAATTATATGATTTTAAAGCTAAAATCTGGTGGCCCCTGCTGGACTTGAACCAGCGACCAAGCGATTATGAGAAAAAGGTCGATGTATTTGCTTTAGTTCTTATTATATCTATTTTGTTCTAATTCAATAAATTACCAGTTTGTGGTTACTAACGTAAAATCCCGTTTATTCCCTTTTATTAACGTTCTGGGGTAGCCTATAGGGAGCCTGGCTTTTTTGGATATGCACCAAGCGATTTCGGCGCGATTTTTACAAGGACAGATAATGGAGCCTTTCAAGTTCACAAAATCCAAGATAAACGAGCTGCAACCCGCACCAAAGGGGCGGCAGAACGAATATTATGACAGCCATGTCAGAGGATTACGTCTCAGGGTGGGGGCAAGTGGCCTGAAGACGTTCTATGCTGTTAGGAAAGTTAAAGGAAAGTTCATCAGAACGGCACTGGGCCGGTTCCCGGAAATATCCGTTGAGCAAGCTCGGACAATAGCTCTTGAAACGCTCGGTGGTATCGGAGCGACAGGAAAGAACCCAAACGAAATAAAAAGGGAAGCTGAGAGGGCCAATGTTACTCTACGTGAGGCAATGGAATTATATATTGAAACCCGCGGAGATCGACTTAAAGAAACTACAGCCAATCAGTATCGACGTTTACTTACTAATTTTTCTGGTGATTGGTTAGACAGACCTATAGCTAAAATTTCCAGGGATGACACGCAGAGCAGGCATAAAGCAATAACTGAAGGCTCTGTTTGGTTTGGGACTGAATTATCTAAATTACGTAAAGGTGTTGGTTCCGGAAGTAAAGCACAGGCTGATTTATGGGGGCGGGCATTAAGGGCTGTTTATAATTTCTCATACGATAACTATCGCGATGATCAAGGTATTAAACTATTACCCGATCCTCCTACTATCGCGTTAAGCACGAAACGGCAATGGCATGGTTTAGTCCGGAAGAATACCCGCATCCGTAATCATGAGTTAGGTCGATGGCTGAGAGCTGTTAATGATGTTAGAGAGGAGGCCGAACTAGACAGAGATGACCATATAGCCGCAATTTGTGATGCTCTTGATATGGCTTTATTTACTGGTTTACGGCGCGGAGAGGTATTTGGCTTAGAGTGGGATAGGGTCAATATTGATGGCGGTTATTTTTGGATAGATAAAACAAAGAATGGAGAACCGCTTGAACTACCATTAACGAATACCCTATTAATAATTCTTTCCAGAAGAGACAAATACAAACTCGATAAGAATAATTATGTTTTTCCCGCCGCAAAAGGGGGGCGGATAACCGATCCTCGTAGAGCAATAAAGAGAATTATTGAAAAAACAAAAAATGGTGAAAATATTAATGAGAAACCTATAGAGTTTACATGCCATGATGCAAGACGAACTTTTGCAACTTTAGCCGAACTAAGTGGTGTCGGAACATATATCCTTAAGCGGTTGATGAATCATAAATCAGCACGTAACTATAAAAGTTCAGATCAAACTCAGGGCTACCTCATTTTTCCAGTTGAAGAACTACTTGAACCAGCTCAAATTATCGAAAAGAAAATCTTAAAAGAGGCTGGGATCATAAGTAGCTCAAGAGGTACCAACGTGGAACTTATTGACGATCTTAGTTCAGAGGAGAAAGAGAAGGTATTAAAATTTATTTATGATCTGAAAAGAGGTAATAAATGAAAAATAAACCAATAAATAAAAAAAGATCTCAGAGAACTAATGTGAGAGTTCCGGAAGCATATTTTGATATACAAAGTGCTGCCGAAAAAAGTTGGCTTTCATTTAGACAGGCGCATTCCAATGGCGATGGATTTATATCTATAGATGAGCTTGATTCTATTGCTACTCATCTCTATACAGTTATTCATAAATATGGGTTTAATGGTATTGGAACATTAGATACTGTCAGATCTTTATTGGATCAGGCCAATTCCGATGGTAGGGATATCTTATCTTTTTTTGATTTTATTCTACGTATTGTTAGTTATGAACTAGAAAATAAAATTGATACTACTCTTAATGAAATCAATGTGTATCTGAAAGACCTTTTTAAAAGAAAAATACTTGTTGAGCATGAGATGTTATCGTCTTCCATTAGGAAGGTTCTAGATCAAAATGAATTTTGTCTATTTGATGAAAGAGATATAAGAATCATTAGTAACTGCTGTGATATTTTTGGCGAGAATTTCTCATGTGAGTATGCTGCTTATTCTTTAGTCAAAGAGTCTGTTCTAAATCGAGTCATTTTATTACCATATAAAAATATATTGATTGAGTTTTTTAGAGATGCAAGTCATATATATTCTGAGAGCATGCGACAAGATATTGAAAGTAAATCATCTTTAAAAAAAGGAGCAAGAAATAAAGAATTATATTCATATGTTATCAGAATTGTAGTTGCTACTTTGCATAAGCATCCAAATGCTTCAACTTACGCTCTTACAAGAGAGCTTGATAAACATCTAGCAAAAGAGAAACGTAAGGTCTCGCCTCAAACGTTAACAAGATGGATCGAGGCGCATCGGAAAGAAACGGGGCAAGAGTCTCAAGGGAAACATGAAGGGCATTTAAAGCTTGAGTTGTAACTTATTGATTTTTAAATGCTCATTTAGAAAGTGATCACAACTTCATTTTCTAAATGAGTAGAACCGCTTTGGCTAATGATAATACTATTTTCCCTAATGATATTATCTTTTGTTTCATCTCGATATATTCTGTTTTACGTCGATTCAAATCAATAAAAGGCAATATCATTATGGATATTAATAATCGTATGACTCGTAAAGAAGCCGCTAATTATATTGGTGTTTCAACTGCCACTATGGCTAATTGGGCCAGCACAGGAAAAGTTAAACTCCCTTATTATAAAGCAGGCTTAAAAAAAGTTATTTACCTTAAAAGTGACCTCGATGAGTATCTCAATTCCACTCGCCGCGAACAGGCGTAAATAAAAAAGCCTATCCGTAATAACAGATGGGCTGCTAGCCACATGGATTTCACTACTAAAACGAGATCATTATGTCATACGCGAAAATTAACAGGAAATACCGTTTGACAACTGCGCCTGTTGGATTGCAGAATCCAGACGTTGCCGCAAAATCGGCAACCGGGCGTGAGAACCCGAGTATGTTATCGGCGACGACAGACGCGCCATGCGTCTTTTTTTACGTCGCAATCAACGCCATAGAGCGCCATATTATGGCGTGGTGCGTTCGCTCCGGCCATTCAATTGCCGGGCATGAACAGGCAGCGCATCACTCCGCCATGTCAATGGTAGCTCAGGCGGGGCAGCTTTCGGGCTGGCCGGTTTCCGATAACGCCGGTATTCTCACCCCCGTCTGGGCTATCGCCATTGAGCGTGAGAACTCCGGCGATAGCGTACTTAGCGCTGTTATCGGAGGTTGCCTTATGGCTACGACCCCAATCTCTTTACACCCTCAATTTATCTGGATCTTTCTTGCTGTCTGCCGTTCTGACGTGTTGGCAAAGCCGCAGCGTATGGAAGTTACCGCCCCTGATCTCACAAGCGCACGTCGCGTTATAGCTCGTGATTTTGTCGCTTCATTTGCTGGCCGTCTGCCTGTTCGCGAGGTGACCCATGTTTAAACTGCTTATCACCCTGATTAATCACGAAGCTGGTGACCGGCGCGAGCTGGTTCACAATGGCGGATATAAAACCCGCGAAGCTGCATGGAAAGAAGCACAGAAAATGGCATATATCCATAAGAATGCCATCGGCAACGTAACGCATGAATGCATTGTGGAAATTGCGGAGGCGGGAAATAACTACGCCATTAATCAGTAAATTGCACTAATAATCCGTTAAAAAATTTATGATTTATGGGGCCATTATCGGTCAGGGAGTCTCTATGTCTCGTAATGAAGTCAACAACAATGATATTTCTCGATTAGGGCAGCTATCTTTTAGGCGCGATTTCATAGGTTTTATGAAAGAGGATGATAATGATCGTCTTGTAAGTGTCGTCAACATTATGAAATTAATGGAGGAGCTTATTCACTCCAAAGCATATTCCGGTGAGCGAGATAATGATTTATCCAGTGAAGGATTAGCCGGATTCTTCTTTCTCATAACAGAAGAATTAACACGGATTAGAAATGGAATATATTTTCATGAAAAGATTTTCTCCGAGTACGAGGCTGTATCAGGAGTGGAACTGGTGAATCTTTATGGTACTGAATCAATTATAAAAATGATGGAAAAGGAAAAAGAACAGCAATAAACATACAAATAAAAAGCGCCGTGGCAAGCGGCGCTTGATGAATTTATTGAAAAAGGTTACGGCATGAAGAATATCAAAGTGTCAGAAATTAGCAAGCAGTCTGTGGGGAAATGGGAATTCATTCTACAGAGTCTCGGTATAAACATTCCAGAAAATGGGAAGCACGGGCCGTGCCCTAAATGCGGAGGAAAAGATCGCTTTCGTTTTGATAATAAAGATGGGCGCGGAACGTGGTTCTGTAATCAATGTGGTAATGGTGACGGGATTGATATTGTTAAGCGATTTTTTGATATTGATACCGTTCCCGCTGCGGCTCGCGTGGCTGAATGTCTACCGTCTGCCCCGGCGATGACGGTCCCCGCCAGAAAAGAAACGGCAAAAAAGGTGGCTGCGGTGAACTGGTCAGCACTTCTCAGCCAGTCGGTGGCAGGTGAAAGCCCTTATTTGGTAGGAAAAGGTCTGATCGGACATATTTCCAAGCTGACAACAAGGGAGCTACTGGCCGGTGGTGAAAAATACCCAACTGGATCACTTATGCTGTCGGTTAAAAATAGTCAGGGGGCAATAACTGGGATCCAGCTTATCAGAGGTGATGGAGTCAAGAGCCTGATGAAAGGCTCTAAATATTCCGGCTGTTTTATTTCGTTGAATGATTTTCCGGAAGAACCGCCGGAAAAAGTCATTATTACAGAAGGTTATGGAACTGCTATTTCGGTTTCGCTACTCAGCGATGGCTGGCCGCTCGCAGCCTTATCTAAAACCAACCTTAAAGCAGCTGCTGAGGCGGTGCGGGAGAAATGGCCGGAAACGCAGATTATCATAGCCGGTGATAACGATTTTATGGACGGTAAGCCCAATGAAGGGCGGGAAATGGCAATCAAAGCAGCACTTGCGGTTAAAGGCTGGGTCAGTATCCCGCCAGGTAGAGCAAAAGCCGATTGGGATGATTACCGGCGTGATTTTGGCATTCAGCGGGCGCGTGAAGCTTTCGCAGAAGAAATGTTTAATCCCGGTGATACAAAAACCCGCCTGCCTCCCGGGTTCCGGCTGACGAAAGAATTTCTTTGGTGTGAGCGTACCCGTAATGACGGGAGTGAAAGCGGCCAGGTACAGCAGATAAAGATTTGCAGCCCGCTAAAAGTGACCGCCATAACATGCGACTCAGACGGCGGTAATTTCGGGCGTCTTTTGGAGTGGGATGATTCCAATGGCTCCCGTCATGAGTGGGCTATGCCCATGACAGTACTTGCCGGGGCCGGGCAGGATTTGCGCGAGGTGTTACTTGAAAATGGTCTCCATTTTATCAGCGTGAATGGCACAGCACGGGGACTGCTGATGGAATACATCGCCACCTGTCGTCCGGTACGTAAAGTCACCTGCGTGGAGAAAACGGGTTGGTACGGCGGCTCTTACGTGCTCAATGGCGAGGTGATTGGCGGGGAGGCTGGCTCGGTTATCTTCCAGGCAGCCCGGTCATCAAAAAATGATTTCAGGGTAAGCGGCGATACCTGCGAGTGGATGACACACGTTGGCCGCTACTGCGTCGGGAATTCCCGACTGGTGTTCTGCGTCAGTCTGGCTTTTGCGGCTCCCCTGCTGACGCTACTGGGAATAGGCGGGGGAGGGTACCACCTCAAGGGGGAATCCACTGATGGCAAAACCACCACTATGAAGGTGGCCGCTTCCGTCTGCGGAGGGCCGGATTACTGGAAAACGTGGCGGGCGACGGGGAATGCGCTGGAAGGGATTGCGCTGCGCCGCAATGATGCCGTGCTTATGCTCGATGAGATCAGCGAGGTTGACGGCAGGGAGGCGAGCCGTATCGCTTATATGTTGGGTAACGGTCAGGGTAAGGCAAGGGCCAGAGTCGACGGAAGCCCGCGCGAGCAGGCGCAGTGGACATTGTTGTTTCTTTCCACCGGGGAGGTATCTATAGCCGAACATGCAGCGGAAGCCGGGGAGCGGCGAACCGGTGCCGGTGTCGGGGTCAGGATGGTACAAATCCCCAGTAACACGGGCCATTTTGGTGCCTTTGAGGAATTACACGGGTTCAGCGGGGGCAAGGCTTTTGCTGAACATCTTGAGCAGGCTAGCAGGCAATATCATGGGGCTGTATTCCGCGACTGGTTACGCTGGCTCACTGCCAACCTGAACGCGGTAACGGAGCGAGCCAGAGCCTTACGTAAAAAATATGAGCGAACGCTTATTCCTGAAAATGCCGGTAATCAGGTGGGCCGTGTGGTTGATCGTTTTGCCCTGCTGGCTGTTGCCGGTGAACTGGCAACGGAAGCCGGTATAACCGGATGGGAAGCCGGTGAGGCTGAGAATGCGACCAGAAAATGTCTTGATGCGTGGATACAGGATCGCGGGCATACCGCCAACCAGGAAGATGCTGATGCGCTGGAGAAGGTAAGACGCTTTATCACAGCGAACCAGTACACTCGTTTTGCAGAATGGACGGAAGACGAAAAGAACCGCCCCGCTAATATGGTGGGTTTTCGTCGGGTTATTAAGGGGAATAACAATAAAGAACCTGAGACGAGCTATTACGTTCTTTCCAGTGGATGGAAAGAAATCTGCGGGACATCTGACGCAGTGAAAACCGCCCGCCTGTGTAGCGAGGCGGGATGGCTGGATACGGACGACGAAAAGCGACTCCAGCGCAAGGTAAGGCTGCCGGAGATCGGTTCTAAGTGGGTGTATGTATTTAAAAGCGATGTGGTTGGGTGACGGAGGGTTTTCTTATGGCAATTAAGAAACTCGATGACGGTCGATACGTCGTGGACATAAGGCCATCAGGCCGCAACGGAAAGCGCATCCGCCGGAGGTTTGATAAGAAAAGCGAGGCTGTCGCCTTTGAAAAGCACACTCAATATAACCACCACAATAAGGACTGGTTGTCGAAACCAAGGGACAAGCGCCGGCTGTCTGAGCTAACGAAAATCTGGTGGGATTTGAAGGGCAAGCATGAAGAGCACGGCAAAACGAACCTCGGAAAAATCGAAATCTTTACCAGAATTACTGATGATCCGCGTGCGTTTCAGATAGATAAAGCGCTGATTAGTCAGTACATCGCAGCGCGGCGGGGGCGGGGGGTAAAGCCATCAAGCATCAACCGTGATCTGGCCTGCATCAGCGGTATGTTCACGGCGCTTATTGAGGCTGAATTGTTTTTCGGTGAGCACCCCATACGAGGCACTAAAAGACTAAAGGAGGATAAACCGGAAACGGGCTATCTCACTCAGGATGAAATCACGCTGCTGCTCTCAAGTCTCGAGGGTGACAACCGAAAAATAGCCGTTCTCTGCTTGAGTACCGGCGCAAGGTGGGGAGAAGCTGCGCGACTTAAGGCGGAACATATCATACAGAACCGAGTGACATTCGTTAAAACTAAGACGAACAAGCCGCGCACGGTTCCTGTCTCTTGCGAGGTGGCGAAAATGATCGCTGGTGACAGACGTGGTTTTTTATTCCCCGGTGCAGCTTATCCAGAATTCAGGAGAACGCTGAAAGAGGTAAAAGCCGATCTGCCATCCGGTCAGGCCACACATGCATTACGTCACAGCTTTGCGACTCATTTTATGATTAACGGAGGGAGCATTATCACGCTTCAGCGGATCCTTGGGCACTCGCGAATCGAGCAAACAATGGCCTATGCACACTTCGCGCCCGAGTTTTTACAGGACGCGATCCGGTTTAATCCACTGACGGCGATGGCCGATAAGAATGACGGAAGTCCTTTACTGGTTGGCGTGGCGTGTTGGTCTGCTTGTTCACCTGCAGCACTGTCAGAACTGGCGGTGCCCGATACCGGCAGACATGGTTATTTATGACCGTACTGGACATTAAAGCCGGTTCACTATTGATAGGCTTCCCCTTCCAGAATGAAAGTATATCGCGCGAGTATTATATTTTGGTGGGAACAGTGGGAACAGTGGGAACAGGATTGATTTAGAAGGATTTTTTCTGTTCCCACCTATTGTACCCAAGTGGGAACGGTGGGAACACATTTATAATCAATAGGTTATGTTTCTTATTATCAACCTGTTCCCAGTTGCAACTACAAGTGGGAACAAAATTATCCCTTAAATATCAATGTTGTACCCACTGTTCCCACTGTTCCCACTGATTAAGGGTGCATATTAATAAAAAACTTGAAATGGAGAGAGTCTGGAACGGTTCGATAGCAAAAGCCTATAGATATATTGCAATTCATATTTCTGGTGGGAAAGAGAACATAAAACTCTTGCTGAACATATTTATTCTACTTGAGAATATCTGCATGAAAATTCTCAATCACATTCTTTATTAATTTTAATATTAAATTGATGTTAACAATGTGATGAAAAAACACATTTCTTAATAGTAAGCGGGTATTAAGCGAATCGTAAATGTACGCAAGCCAATATGTTCATATTTTAGAGGCTAGTTCAATTTAAGCTTGTCCTCAGATTAAGAAAATAGCTCAATTTTGGTACTGGGATAATCAAAAGCGAATTTAAATAAGTAATAAAATCAATGCATTATCTTGCAGCATTGGATGTGCAAAGAACATGTAGTATAATATACATAATATTAAATTAACCTCCTCATGAAAACCAGAGTTGTGAGGTTTAAAGTTGTGCCAAAATACTTGAATTATTGATATAGGCTTTTATGTATTTGGCGAATAGTTTAATAGTGAATAAGGAAGGTGTGATGGAGTCATTAATTGAGCGAATATCAGCATATAATATTTTCAATAATATTATACCAGGTGCTGTTTTTTGTTATTTTTTCAATTTGTTTTTCACCGTTAATTTAGGGGGTGAGGGAACAATCTATAATTTATGCCTTTTTTATTTTTGGGGGGTTTTTGTTTCTCGAATTGGATCTTTATTTATAGAAAAAGCTTCTATCAAATTAAAGTTTGTTAGATATGCACATTATGGCGATTACTTGAAAGCTAGTAGAGTAGATGAAGACATAAAAATGTTTTTAGAGGTTAATAATATGCTAAGGACATTCGCCTCAGTATTTCTATGTTTAGGATTTACTCATTTTTTATCTTTTGTTGTTGAAAGGTTTGATGTTAAATGGTTTGTCCTTCAAGAGTTTAGCATTGTAGGTAGCATGGTATCTGTATTCCTGTTTTTGATAATGATGTTTGCCTATAGAAAGCAAACATCATATATAGTTAAGAGAGTTGAGAAACAGATTTCTCAATCTTCTATCTCTGAAGGGTAAGTTAACAAAGTTGCATCTTTCCAGTTCTCTCTCGAAGATGTTCCCTTGTGAAAGCCTCCACTTTTAGTATCATAAATTTTTGCGCCTCTATGGTAGAGAGCTCTGACTACAGCCTTTCTTGGGTGGTTAATATCATTCTTTCCAGCACTAATCACTGCGATTAATCTTCCTGCGGCTTCAGCTTCTCTTTTTGTCGCAAATTTATCCCCTATAATGGCATCTAGGAGATCTGATGAGAGGTTTCTCCTGGAACCATGGTGGGGAACTTGAAAGATATCTACTAAAGGTCTATCACTCGGAGGTAAACTATCAAGTGCTAATCCTAGAGCTTCAACGCCAGCATCCCCCGTTAAAAGCACTCTATGATTTTTCAGTTTGGCAAATTGGATAACACTGTTGTTATTTTCTGGTGATGTGCTATCTGATGTGAAATTCTCGTATCCCCATTCTTTAAGAGAAGTAGAGATATCTTTAATTATAGAGAATGTTGAATCGAATAACTCTCTTCCGTAGCTTCTGCCTACGTTTTCTTGTGCAGTCTTGGTAGATGAGGCTACGTTATCTAGATAAAACTCTTTTGTTGGCGATAAAACTTGAAATTCTCCAATGAAACAACCTGAAAAGGGAGTTTCAATAGGAATTTGTTTTTTATTCGCTAATTCTTCTAATTTACATAACATAGGATAGAGCCGCTTAAGTTCGTCTTGGAGCCACTTAACACTATTCCTGTTTTGGAAATATTCACCATTAATTAAGTCATCGGCATAATTCCAAGGGAAAATAGCCCAGAGTTTCTTAACTTCAATTTCTTCGGCCTCTAAAATTTTAATTAAACCTGAGATGTGATCTTTATCTCCATGGGTAAGAACCATATTGTCTATTACATTGGTTTCATACCATTTCTGCATAAATAAGTTAATATTTTCTGCGGTTCCAGAATAACCGCCATCGACTAGATTAATTATTTGCTCTTGGTAGGAGCGTTTTGTTCTTATAAAAATTGCATCTCCACTAGTTTTATCACCTACAGCCAAAAAATCCAAGTCATACTCGTCAACCATTTTCTGTCCCCCTTTTTTCTGGCCATTCTACTATGTGAGATCAAACAATCCTAGATGGAAAATTTCGTTCTGAGTTTGATATGCATTTAACTCAAATATCTTTGTGAATTTAGTCTCACTGCACCAAGATTTTTGATGAAAATGAACTGTTAAATTACGAATAGGAGCCAGGATGAACCGCAGATGAGTGCTCGAATGTAGTATACTCCCAACCGCCGCCATTATTGTTATACATAGCCAGATAATCCGCTAATTTTGCCACCTTCCTTAATATTTTGCAGGTATGTACCTGATGCACAATAGTGTACAGATTTGCACAATTTTTTTGATGTATTTTACCCTCCTTAAGTCTAGGCCATGCGCGGTCTGAGGCCTTTTTTGTGCATGCGCGGAAAATGAAAGGATTGCAGCGCGCAGGTGACGGGGGGGCTGCCCCCGCAAGCAGGCATAAGGCCAGAAAGTGAGATTCTGCTTTCTCTGTGCAATTCAGCGCTGCGTTTTGACTTGTGGTAATGAGGTGAGGTCACTTTTTATTGCGCCTTCCTGAGTGGCTTACAGACGATATCGGGAAGAGGGCTAAAATGATGTTTATTGCCATAATTTGCTGATATCCGGCATAAAACTGGAGAGTATGAGATATTTAACAATGAAAAATTTTGTATGAATAAGGCGATTAAGCAGGGGATTAGTTGTCAGGGGGGGGCGAAAACCGGATAATGCCAGCGAGTTCAACTCCCATGAGGGAGAATATCTATGTTTCGTTGTCCTTTCTGCGGCGCAATGGCCCGCACCCGTACCAGTCGCCGTCTGAGTGAGCACACAATACGCCAGTATCATCAGTGTCAGAATCTGGAATGCAGTGAGAGTTTCACCACCCTGAATGCTTTTGAACACCGGGTCAGTCGTCGTAACTCCCCGGCCACGCCTCCGCCAGCAGCGGGAAGTTGAATTGATTCGTTAAGCCGTTCCCCGCCCGAGAGGGCGGGCTAGCCTTTCCTCCCTCCACGCATCAGCACATCACTTATCAGGTTATCTAGGCTTCGGTAGCGACCGGGGCTGTCGTTGAAGGAATACTCCATACCCTGCCGGGCCAGCTTTATCACACACCCCGAATAGGTGAGTGTATGTTGCTCGCACAGTCTGCGGATCTGCTCATCCAGTTCGTGGGGGATCCTGACTGCACGCAAAACCGATTTACTGTTTCTTGCCGGGCTGTACATGAGTTTCCTGCCTTTACCAGTGTGACCTGACCGGCATTATCCTGGGAATATTTAACCCTGTTATACAGTTTTGGCTCTGGCCTGCGGCTTACAACAAAAGCGCCGCGACATCCCTTCTAATTCTGGTGAAACATAGCGGGCAGACCGGCAGGCAGAGTGCGTGCCGTTGTAACTGTATGACACTAGGAGTCAGGAATATGAAAATGACACCCGAGCTTACCCGGCTGGCAGAGAGCGCCACGACGCTGCGCCGCGAATTTGACGAGGCGAACGTCCCGCTGAAAGATAAGCTGGACACGTTGCAGAATTTGCTCGATACCCGTAAAAAACTGGAAGAAGAAGCAGGCCGACAGTCTAACGGATGGGAGCAGAGCCTGCTGGCGTCCGGTGGCGTTGAAAGTGAGGACTCTGACAAAGCCTCGTTACTTGCCAGCCTGGCAAAAGAGAAGCTGGGGCGTATCTCTCCTCTGATTGAGGCCGCCCGTGTGGAGGCGCTTAAGCTGCGTTATAGCACTGCTGAAAAGGCCCGGCGTTATGATTTTGCCTGGCATGAACTGTGTTCTGCCCTCATCCGGCCTGAGTGTGAAGCCCTGATTAATGATCTCCGTGAATCGCTTGAAATTGTTCGCGGGTTGCTTGTCCTGTCCCGTGTACCGACCCATGAGCTTGATAATTTACTGACTGCGTTGATGGGAAACATTGCCCGGGATAACAATCTTGACCCGGCACAGGAATATCTGGCGATGGCCGAGGGTGATACGGGAAATCCCCTTCATCTCTGGCCGGGAGTTTTTCCGGCTGAGGCGAGCGCCGCCATTCGCCTCTCGCCATCTGCCGGACAAATGGCGCTGGCCCGGAAAGATACAGCATTAATGCAGGCGCTGGCCGAAGGGCGTGAACCCTGCAAAGGGCTGAACTGAGAGACAGGATTAAACCGATGAACTTTAATGAGAAAATCCGGTGTCTGATTAACCGTAACCGACAGGCCGCGCAGAACGCCTCACCCCGAATGAAACAGGCACTGGAAGAGGAAAATGTAAAGCTGGAAAAAGAGATTTCATTGCATAAACATCCCCCGGGGGCACCCGCTGACGGCGCGAAATATTTTGTGAACGCGGAACCCGCAGCGCGGGATATTTTTGCAGGCCTGCCTGTGCAGGATGTGAAAACAAACGACCCTGCGACGATGATGGATTGTGTTATCAGGGAACTGACCGGCATGAAGTCACAGGCGCTGAACTTTTCAGCCACTCCGGGACGAGTGTCATTTTCAGATGTCGGAGCGTCGCCTGCTCAACACGGAGAACTGGCGGCCAGCTATGGGGCTGATTTCCTTTCGCAGATTAACGTCATACCGGTTACGGAATCCTCTGCAACAGTGGTGAGAATGGGATCGCGCGGCCCGCTTGCCAGCACAAACAACGGCGGCATACGTAGAAATCCGGTAGATAGCACATCCAGAAAGCCTCATCAGTATCATTGCAGGAAGGTCAACCTTGACGCACAGATCTCCTACGATGAACTTGATGCGTGGAGCCATCTGGATAATTACCCGGAACTGGCGCGTGCGGCGGTAGAGCGACAGAGAAATCTGGATCGGCTTATGATTGGGTTTACCGGGACGCATTATGCCCCAGTATCAGATCCTGCACTCTGTCCAAATCGGGAGGATTGTGGGGTTGGCTGGCTGGAAAAATACCGTCAGGAAGCGCCGGAAAGGGTCATGGATGGGCTTTCAGTGGCCGGACGTGATGAGGATAACCGGATCATAGCTTATGGCGACTACGGCACGATTGACGCGCTTGTACTTGATGGCTGGCAGTCAGGCATCAGTAAGCAATACCGGAATGGACTGGTGGCGATTTGCAGCATGAGTACGCTGTTTCGTAAAGAGTTCCCTTTTGTCAATGCGGTCTCTCCCAATCAACCCAATATGGAGCATCTGGTGAATGAGCTGCTTCTGAAGAATCCGACGCTGGGAAATCTTCCTGCCGTGCCCGTCCCGTTCTTTCCTGATAATGCGGTGTGGGTCACATCACTGAGTAACATCGCACTATACTGGCAAAAAGGCAGTATAAGAAAACGGGTTGTAAATGAGCCTCATTTCAACCGTCTGGCGGTTTACGAGTCATGGAACGAAGCCTATATGGTGGAAAGATACGAGGCGGGATGCCTGATCGATGGCATCGACTGGCGCTGA